GTTTGCATCTAGTACAACAGCTTTAGATGCTACAGCTGTACCAATAGCAGTATCACCAAGGTCTAAAGCGTTAAGCTCACCTACTACTGCAGTAATACCATCAAGTACATTTAACTCAGCTGCAGTAGACGTTACACCGTCTAAGATGTTTAGTTCAGCTGTAGTTGACGTTACACCATCTAAAAGATTAATCTCTGTAGCAGTTGAAGTAACCCCGTCTAGGATGTTTAACTCTGCTGCTGTTGAAGTGACTGCAGTACCATCAATAGAAAGAGTATCTACTTCTGCTGTACCATCAATAAATATGTTACGCCATTGCTGAGAGGCTGAACCAAGGTCATATGTATCATCATCGTCAGGTATAATGCTTGAGTCAACGTCAGCACCAAATACAACATTGTCAGTCGCAGCGTCACCAAGAGTAAGAGTACCACCGTTAAACGTAGTAGTACCTGTTACAACAAGATTACCACCAATACCTAAGTTACCTGAAATATCTACTGCACCATTCATGTCAATAGTAGTTGCAGCAATCTGTATCTCTGTGTCAGCTACGAGATCAAGTTGACCATCAGCAGAAGAGTTAATATAGATACCTGTGTCACGAAACTGTATCTTCTCTGTTGTAGCAATAAGTATGTCATCAGAGAACTCGAAGTAATCCTCATCTTCCATCCACTTTAAAACACCGTCATTACTTTCTCCATCAAAGGTTACAGTAATGTCAGTTCCTGAAGTAGCATCTCCAATAGTAATGGATGTACCCAACAGTTTAGTAATAGGACCGCCTTCAGCAGTAGTCCCATCATGTGAGTGTCCTGTACTAGAAGCAAACGCAGCTAGTAACTGATCAAACTCATCGTTAGTGTGATCTGACGTAATTGTATCGCCATCATTATATGTTGACTGTCTTGTATATGTAGCGCCCATCTAACGTCTTGCTCCTAGTTGATACTCTATTTGGAAACCTTTGAGAGAGTACGAGTTAGTTGTTCCCCCATCTTCTACTTTTAATGCGACAGAGAATCCTGACCCCTCTATGGGCTGTCGTAAAAGAGGCTGAGTAGGACCGCCATAAACAAACTGTATTGCAGAAGAAACTGTACTGTATACAGCATTACCATAAGACGCAGCTAAAGATGTTGTGTCAAAAGGATAAACAGCAGGTCTTGCTGAGTCTTTATCTTCGTTATCATAACGTACTGTTAAGTCGGCGGCAACAGTTCCTTCTGGTTTATAGCTAATAATAACCCGTTGCATGTGTTTACGGATACCACTATCCCCAAAACTCATGTCAGGACTTCTATACGTTCCCGCAATAGTTGTCCCATCAAATGTATTACCAGATTCTTGCCTCTGTACAAACCCTAGCGAATCCCCGTGTAGTACAATAACATTACCAGCTTCAATAAAAGTATCTGTACATGCTACTTGTATTCCCCGTGTTTCTGAAAACTCAAAGGCTTCTTTTTTAAGTACACATATAGCGCCTTTAGAAAGTGATGCACCTTGACCATCTTTAGTAAAGAAAATTCGGTATTGTGTTTTGTCAGGTATAACTACCGAATCAAAAGAACCAGCGTTATTAATGTTTTCATCAAATACAGATTGAATGTTCTTACTAATTGTACCAAGTTCTGTATCGCCAATACGAGCAGTCGCAGCCACAGTACGAAGTCCATCAGGGCCAAGAAAGATTAAGTCACCTGCAAATTCTTGTACAGTAAAGCTGTTAATGCAGCCAATGTTTCTTGTTACGGGCTGTACTGAAAAGTCACTAAGGCTAGATCCTGTAAGTTTAAATATTCTGTTTTCACAAAAGATAAATAAACTATCCCGAAAAACTTTTAGTGCAACTACTGAGTCATCAACTTTAATACTGCCTGCGCCATCACCAGCGTTAAAACCATCTTCATCAAACGGCTCACTAAAAACAACTTCTTGAGGCGAGGTAGACTTACCTGCGTAGAACATATGGTTTCTATACGCAGCTACAACAGTAGAACCTGCTACTGAACTTTCACTAACATCAGCTGCAGTCATAGCAGCATTAAATATTACAGGAGCGTTAACACCGTCAACACAAATAATCTTTTCGTTACCATCAAAGTTGTATCTTTCAAAATGGTACTTAGCAGCGTTAGTTCTACCAGTATCTCTTTCAGTCCAGTTCTCTGAAACTACGTCTGCTTTAGAGTGTGTTGCTGCAGTAGAACTTGAAGTAGCCCTAGTAACACCTGTGAAGTTAGTAGAACTAATGCCTGTGTAAGTAAATGTTTCTGAGTTAATTTGAATAGTACCACTGGAGGAAAATCCACTTGTAGATAACACACTAATAATACCTGAGCCTGACATACTTGTACCAGCCGCAATGCCAAGAGATAACTCAGTAGATGAAGATGAGAATATCTTTTCGCCCCTAGCTGCTACAACTTTATCTGCAAAACTAGCTACCATCAAAACAGATTCGGAGCTAGAAGAAGTAAGTGGAACTACTTGGTTTGCGTATTTGCGATAGCCATTTATCCTCCGATAGCCACCTGAAATATCAGGCTCAAAGTTTTCTAAAACTAAAGCCTCCCCCGGTTGCATCATAAAAGTAGAACGGTTTAGAATTAAACCGCCCTCACAGTTAAATGCTACAGGTTGTGTCTGTGTACTGTCTGGCACTAAAAGGATACTCCAGAGTTAGAGCTTGTAGGTCTATTTATTACTGTGGATCTAATGTAATCAAATTTATTAATTAACAAGCTTTGGATATTCTTAATACCATCCTCAAATCGTTCAAAGTTAATCTGGTACTGTTGCATCTCACCCCTGTACTGATATAAAAATGCAGTAGCACCATCTGTAATGACAGGCTTAAATCTATCTGGAATACTAGTGGTATCTCCATGAGCACTTAGGTCATCAGGGAATGTAAAATAATCATAGAGTAGTGTATACTCTTTGTCAGGAAAAGGGTACAGTAAGTAATTGTTATCAAGGGTACGAACAATGTACTGAGGTAACCCTCCGTTATCAAACTGTGTTACTACTACGCCGCTACTGTAAGCAGCAGCAGTTGTACTGTCAGCACCTCTTGTGCAACCTGTAAGTGTATTGCCAGATACTGCAGTGTACGTAATCTCTTCACTACCAACAAAGACAGTGCCCTCTGTTGCAAAGCCTGTAGATGAAGCTAAGGTCAGGGTTGTTACTGAGTCTGTGTGTGTACCATCTAGTGTAGTAGATTTAATATCATCTTCTTGATTAGCAAACTCTTTACTTATGTATTCGTTGTAGTTAAGTTTCTTTAGATTAACACCTGAGGAACTAACGTCAGAGTTCTTTTTTATTCTTGCTGTATTGTAATCTATATATTTTGTGCCCGTTGGTATAGTGTATCTTACTACGCCCGGAACTACTGTAGAAGAATTACTAGCGTGATTGAATGGATAAGCAAATTCTTTTTGATTGATGTGGCGTATAGCTTCATTAATAGCATTCTTAGCTTGTACTTGAACACCCCTAGCATTCGTAAAATTAGTGGAAGTAAGTACGACTTCATTCATACGAGTAAGAACGTCATTCGTTAATTCAAGATATGTCAGCGCCATCATGTTTCCTTAAAATGTAGCAATGGGGCCAGCGTAAAGCTAGCCCCAAAGTTTAGTGTTGTATTACAGCAAGTCACGCTGGGCTGCAGAAGCCTCAGTGTGAGCAGCTGAAACATCAGCAATTACTGCATAGACACGAAGGCGTCCAGTTGCAGCAGCAGCACCAGCGATAACTACATCAATGGTATCTGCAGCACCGACAAGAGCTAATGCAGCAGCAGCATAAGTAGATGCAGCACCAGTGTTTACAATGTTAGCTTCACCAGAAGTACCTTTTACAAGGTATGTACCAGCATCAGCATCCAAAGCAGCACCGTCAATGATGTCATCTCCACCAGCAAAGTCAATATTACAAGTACAACTTGTAGTAAAAGACTTCATGATCTCCGCACCGCCAGCAACCATTACTGATTCAGCAGGGATTTCAAGTAGTTGAAAGATGTCACCATTAGCAATAGTAGCACCTGCAGCAATCATAGCATCAATATCTAAGATTGCTTCAATAGTTCGTACAGTGTTACCAACTACTGTTGGAACAGCAAGAACGTTTGCCCCTACACCAGCGGTATCACTAGAGGTCATATCAAAAGTAGCCATAGTTTATATCTCCCCTAAGCTGCGTTATAACGAGCAGTTACGATTGCTTCAGGACGAAGAATCTTCCTACCGTATAGATGCATACCACGAACAATGTCAGCAAAGCTGTCAGGGTCACGATACGTTTCAGTTTTGTTAATCTGCTCAGCAGTTGCTACAGCAGAATCATGCCCAGCTACAATAACTCCCAGATTAGTTAGCTGGTTAGCCGTACCTGATGTACCCGGTCCAGTGCCTAGTGCTGGCAAATTGGATGAGGAATAGACACGGAAGCCGTGGAAGTTACTTACAGCAAGACCATTACGCAACCCACCTGATTCACCGAAGTCTGCGTTCATGAAGCGTGAATCTTCATCAGCGAGGATTTCCATGAATACTGGATCAACGACAAGCCAGCGACCTTGTGAGTCAACCTGCTGCTGATCAAGCAAACGCTTCATACGAGCAATAATCATTGCAGGTGAAACGGTAGCAGTTGGGAGTGAAGATGCACCCGGCATACGAGCAGTCACAGGAATTGAGTGAGTACCAGCAGAGGCAGTAGTGATGTTTGCAAAGTCACTTTTGTGAAGCTGCATAGAAGATAGCAACTCATTTGAGCCTGCAGTAGAGACAGCTTTAGTACCATTGACAGTAGTGTTCAATGCACTAGCTTTGCTGTGATTAGCAGACTGTGCGTAGCCAGACATATAGCCAAGAACTTCTTGGTCATGGTTGTCAGCTAAACGATATGCAGCACGATTGGTGGCAAGATCCATGAAATTTACATGGCTATGGGCCTCCTCAATATCGTCCATCTTAAAGGCAAAATAGTTAGCCTTATCAATGACTAAGGAAAAATCCTCGTCCTGTAAATCTTGGGCTGTCACGTTTGTGCCACGTGCATACTGCGACACAGAAATTTCTGGTTCCTTGATAATTTTTACTGTATCGCCCTGAGCAGAAATTTCACCCATGTAGTCTGAGTTACTTATGTCACCTACTACGGTGCTCTTGCGGAATGCAAGCTGTACTTTTTTAGAATAGATTACTGGGCTAAAGTTACCATTTGGTAAATTGCCGTAACCTGTTGCGGTTGTAAAAGCCATGAGATAAATCCTCCATTAGGTGTTTGGCTTATGTTTAATAAGCTAAACTAACCGATAAGAGGCTGTACATTCTAGGGTGCATATAAGGTTAAGTCATAAGGATCAGTTATGTAACTTAAATTATACGGGCCTGTACTAGTTCAGGTAGATCTTATAATTGGTATGTTTAGACTTAGCGAGTTAGTGGTAGTTTATTAAGTGTAAGGTAGTCTTTCTACAAGAGGCTTACATTTAATGTAAAGACACCTATAGTTATACTGTGTACACTATAGATGTCAATGCCTTATTTACTATTATCGTGCTCCACCTGTCATATCGTAGTCGAACTTTCCAGAGCGAATAGCTTCCATAATAGCATCTGATTGTTTTTCATACTGAGAAGCAGACATCTTATGTACCTGAGACTCAGAGAAGTGACCAGAAGAGTCGTTTGCATCTGGCCTAGTTGAACGTTTAGTTACAACAGCTGATGCTGCGTTCTTAGTAGACTTCTTCTTAGTTTTATTATCTAAGCCATTGTCTACTTTATATAAATCAATTACACGTGTGACTGAAGCAGGGTCTTCTGAGTTCTCATAGAGAGCATCTTGTACCCACTTAGGTTGTTCTCCTGCCCAATCGTGGAAGCCATCACTGGCACGTAGTTCATCGAAGTCAGGGTGCATAGCCCTAATCTCGCCTTCCATACGATCACGATCCGCTTCTGCACTAATGCGGTCAATCTCTTGCAAGCGGTTTTCTGCACCAGCAAACTTCTCTTGTGCTTTCTTTTCTGCAATGCGTTCAACGATAGCTGATACATCAGGGTACTCTCGTGACCATGCCTCAATGTCTTCATCAGACTTAGGAGGGCGTATGTCACCTCGCTCTTGTGCATTCTCTAGTTGAGCCTTAAGAGTTTTGAGTTCTTCAGCTTGTTTATTCTGGTGGCTACGTAAG